CTTCTCGTTCCAAAACTTGAAACAATCTTGGAAATTTTTCTTTTCCTTTCATAAGCAATGCAAAAGCAGCAAGTTGTCCGGCTCTATCATCTATTTCCAATCCATACAGATTGTTTTGTAAAATTGAAAAAACTGACTCTTTTTTGCTCCAACCCAATTCTTGATACACATCAAAAAGAATATCAAAAGCATAGGTTAACATATGTCCACTACCCTCTCGTGTCAAGCGACTGACACAAAATACATTGTCTATTTTTAGACAACAAAAAAAGAGTGATTTCTCACTCCCTCTTGCGTTTATTTCCATATGATTTTTTGAACTATACTACCTTCACAGATAACCGACTCAACATACTTTTCCATAAGTTCTCGTGTAAGCTCATTATCTGTTACTACTTCTGTTTCATTAGAAGATAGTTTTACCTTTTCAGCAAGCCTATCAATTTCATTATCTATCTGGTTCTTACTTTCTACAAACTTAGCTTTCGTCATTTTACCAAGTTTATATTTTTCAAAATCTGACATCTTTTTCGACTGAAGTTTCTCTATCTTTTTCTCTATATCTTTGATACTTGTTTTTTCTTTGGACTTTACTTCTGCTTCACCATATTTCTCTTTAATAAGTGCAAGCACCTGTTCCTCTAAGTTATCAACCCTTGAATTTTTATGTTCTACATTGTTGCACTTACAAATCCTACAATGAAAATACTTGTGTATTCTCATGCTTCCATCTGGTCGCTTAAACTTTGACTGAGTAAATCCTAAAATATGATTACAAGTGGGACATCTCGCAAAGCCTTGCAATGGAGAATGTTTTCTCCATGGATAGTCAGTATTTTTCCCTTTTAAGAAACTATTATTTTCTTTGATTGCTTGAACCTTATCAAACTCTTCTCTTGAAATAATAGCTTCGTGATGGTCATAAACTCTACCCCATTCTTCTTTAGGATTTAACTTAAAACTACCAGGAGTTAATATCGACTTTTCTTGCATATTGAAGACATAAGTACCTGTGTAGTTTTCATTAGATAAAATATCTACAACTGTACCATTTGTCCATGTTGGTGTATCTCTTGTATCTGATGACACTATATTATATTCATAGTCCATATTGGTAAGTTCTTTTTTACGCTCGTTTGGTGTTGGTATATTATCCGCATTCATAACTGCCGCAATTTTTCTTGAAGCAAGCCCTGTAAGTGCTAAGTCATATACCTTTCTCACAATCCAAGCTGTTTTTTCATCAATAATAATGTTGTGCTTATCATCTGGATCTTTCATATAACCAAATGGCGGACTCCAAGCAAGAAACTTTCCTTGCTTCTTAAGTTCAGTAGTAACTGTCTTTATTTTCTGTGAAATATCTTTTGTATAGAAGTCATATAACAAACCTTTAAACTGAATATCTAGATCTGTTCCATTTCCTTTTTCCTTAGCACTATCATAGCCATCATTAATCGCAATAAATCTAATACCAAGAAAAGGAAATATATTTTCCAGATAATCACCAAGTGAAATGTAATCTCTCATAAACCTCGATAAATCTTTTACAATGATTGCATTGATTTTTCCATTCTTAACTTCTTCAAGCATTCTTTGAAAAGATGGTCTTTTCTCATTCGTGCCGGTATATCCGTCATCAATGTATTCTTTCCTCTGTAAGCCTTTAAATTCATCATTCCTATCGAGAAAATCATTTAGAAAATACCTTTGATTGATGATACTTTCGCTCTCATCTTTCTTCATCTGGTCTTCTACAGATAATCTGATATAAAGGGCAATCTTACTCAACTTCAACACCTCCCATCAAAGTATCCATATTAAATTTAAAGATTATTTCAAAGTTATGATTACCATAGACAATTACCTTTTCCACCAAACTATGAATTAAATCAGCAGATAACTTTTCAACTTTCTTTGCCGAAAACACATCCTTAATCCATTTAACAGCTATTTTCCTATCTCTTTCAAGGTCTTTTACAACCTTTTCAACCGAAATAACTTCACTATTTATTGTTGCAATATGACTAAGAGCAATCTCTCTTTTAAGGCTATATTCTTCTCTATAAATCTTACCTAAGCTATATTCTTCATAAGCTTTTTGAATTAGTAGTTCTTCCTTTTGAAACCTAATTTTAAGCTTTGAAATATCTTCGTTTAGCTTATCTATGCTTTCATAAAACCTTGCAGACACTCTTTCTGTTAGCTTTGCCTTACTTGTAGCTTTAGTGATAAACTCTGCTACCTTTTCAGACATTGCTTTATCAAGTTCTCTTTCCATAATAAATACTCTTACTTCGTTATCTATCTTTCCTGTGCAAGTATCATTTTGAAAAGAATAATAAAGTCTATCATGGTTTATACCATAAATTCTGGTTCTTCGGTAAAGTTCCCTACCTGTTGCATTATTAAAAATCAAGCCCTTATATCTATTCTCATAATCTCTCTCAAAGTTATGCATTTCGGCACCAAAAGCATTATTCTTTAATCTCTCTGCTCGTCCTTGCAGCACTTTTTCAAAGTCCTCTTTTGAGATAATAGGTTCATGAGCATTTTCATATATAATATGCTGACTTTCATCCACATACTGTTGCTTTATTCCTTTTGCAAGATTTTGTTGCTTAACACCTTGTACTAAAGTGCCTGTATAAGCTCTGTTAGTAAGCATTTTAGAAATAGTAGCTTTATTCCACTGTGGATCACCATCTTGTCTATAAATTCTACCTGTTTTGTAATAGACCATTCCCGTCGCATAACCCTTTGTATTAAAGTGTTTTGCAACCTCATATTGGCTTTTTCCCTCAAGTGTCAATCGGAACATTTCTTCAACGATGAATCTAACATTCTCATCAACTTCTAATTTCTGTCCCTCTTTTAATTTTACTACCTTATATCCATAAGGCGGAACAGAACCAATAAAGTATCCGTTTCTTGCCCTATTGTGCTTACTTGTCTTTATCTTCACCGAAATATCTTTAGCATACATATCATTGACGATATTCTTTAGAGTTACTTCAAATGATTTCTTAGAATCTAAATCCTTAACAGTATCAACCTTATCATTAACAGAAATAAATCTTACTCCCAAGAATGGAAATACCTTGTCTATGAGTCTTCCCATCTCAAGATATTCTCTTCCAAGTCTCGATAAGTCCCTTATGATAATACAATTAATTCTTCTTTCACGAATATCTTGCATCATCTCCTGAAACTGTGGTCTTTCAAAATTTGTTCCACTGTATTCATAGTCTGTGTAGATATTTACGACTTTGATATTTTCCTTTAAAGCATACTCTTTACAACAAAGCACCTGTGTTTCGATAGACGATGATTTCTCACGCCATTCTTCTTTTCTTTCACTGGATAATCTTGTATATACTCCAGCTTTATAAAATACTTTTTGTGCTTGTTCTTCGTTTTTTCTTATATATCTTTTGGAAGTCCTTGCCATTAACAAACACCTCCAACTGCAAGCTTAGGTTCAACTCTTTCTAACTGCTCACCAAATAACTTGCCCATTGATATTAATCTTGCCTTATGTGTATCCTTAGCTTTAGCCTTATCACTATACACAATTGCTTGAAGTAGATTTACTGTTTCAATATTGTTGAAGACAAAGTTAATTGCATTATCCTCTCCTATCTCAATACGATCTATAAAAGACACTAAAGACAATCGATTCAATTCATCGCTTCCAGGATTAGGAACTATCTCAGAAACGAAACTACCTTTATCGTTTATCTTCATTTTCAGTTCATCTACGATATTTTGCTTTGTAATAATTTGTTTCTCAATTTCTCTAATCTTGATAAGATAATTTTTTCTAAATCGTTCAAATTCTTCAGTCGTTATAAGTTCTTCTTCTAAATCCATATAAAGAGATTGTCTAAGTCTTTCATACTTCCTTTTTTCTGCATTTAATGACTCAAAATCAACCTTTAATGTAAACTTTGAAACATCTATTTCGCTAACTTTTTTAAGCAGCTCATTGTACTTAGATAGATATTCATTTAATGCATGAATAGTTGCATGAGTAACATAGTCTTCTTTTACACTATGTCTTGAACACTCTCCAGTATTGTTATATTCAGAGCAAATATAGAAAATCTTGTCTCTTACTTTTCGCCTGATCATAGGACTTCCACAATCTTTACAATAAAGCATACCTGATAATATATATGGCTTATCTTTAGATTGTTTCACATCACGAAGTAGCATTTTATTTGCAAGTGCAAAGATGGATTTTGAGACTATGCTTTCATGAGCATTTTCTATTGCTATCCAGTCTTCTTTTGAAACATCTACTTCATGCTTTGATTTATAATTTAATTTTGTTGTTTTTCCTTGTTCTAGGACACCAATATAAACCTTATTTGAAATAATACGATTTACCATCTTAGCATCCCATTTTGCTTTTTTCACAACAAAACCAGTATTGAAGTTATCACCATTATTTTCTTTGTGCTTTGATGGTGTGACTGTTCCAATACTGTTTAGAAAGTCGGCAATAGCCTTTGAGGAATATCCCTCTATTTTCATATTAAATATTCGCTCAATGATATGAGCTACTTCTGTATCAACTACAAGCTGATATTTGTTTTTATCATCTTTCTTATATCCAAAAGGAGCAAATGATCCAATAAACTCACCATTCTTTCTTTTCACTTCTTTTGATGATTTCACTTTCATAGAAATGTCTCTACAATAACTGTCATTGATAAAATTTCTAATTGGAAGTATTAAATGTGTATCGCTAATATCCGCATTATCACTATCATAGTTATCATTTACAGATATGAAGCGAATACCTTTTTCAGGAAATATCTTTTGAAGATACTTACCTGACTCAATATAATCTCTGCCGAAACGAGATAAGTCTTTTACCATAATGATAGAAAACTTTCCTTTATTCAGGTCATCAATCATATTCTTAAAATTTGGACGCTCAAAATTAGAACCACTATATCCATCATCTACATATTCAAAAGATAGATCTATGTTCTTTTCTTTAGCGTAAGATTTGATTATTTGTCTTTGATTTGAAATAGAGTTGCTTTCATTACTGTCTCCGTCTTCTCTTGAAAGACGAAGATACATACACGCAGTATTTCTCATAACAATCCTCCTAAAATGATATTTTGGCAAATAGTCATTTTGGAAGATTACTTCTACCACCTATATTTTACCGCACCCTATTTCTCTTTGTCAGCCCCTCAAATTCTGACACAGGATTTACATAGATACATCTCAACAATATCCAGTAAATCAAGCTTTTCACTTTCGCTTGTAGAGTAGGTTATTTTCTTAGAATAATCATCGGCTATTTGCTTCTTATCCTTATCTCTCTTAACTTCTTTTTTCTTATTCATAGTCTTAACCTCACTATTTTTATAATAAGTTTTATGACATTGGTAGGTGCATTGGCTGCTACATTGGAATCTCACCACCGCCCCTTATTAAGACGAGCCGGCTTAAACTATTGAAGTATCATTATCACCATTCGTATCACAGAGATAGATTGCCACACCTATCCTTTATGTATTCCTATTTATCGCTCTTTTTCTTTTATCCTTGGCACTTACCAGTATTCATTTAAACCAATTTCTCAGCAGAAAAGTCTTGGCGTAAGTCATAATTCTCCACAAATGGATAACGTCCCACCTTGGTCTATTCAGTTATCAAAGAACGATTGCCTAATGGCTGTAAGAGAGAATTCCTTTTAAATATCTTTAATTTTATTTCCTATCTTCTAAAAAATTAAAGAGGACAGATTTCCCTTCACTTTAAAGGAAAATCTGCCCCCTACTACAAGGTACTTAATCCAATAATTCTTCCAAAAGTTTCTTTAACTTCTTCAATATATTGTTTTTTCTCCACTGTATGGCTTGATAGCTCACTTTCTTTTCAGTTGCAACACTTGATAGAGTTTCATCATTGAAATACAAGCGTTCAATAATATCTCTTTCTTCTGCATTGAGCCTTGATATAGCATTTCTAACTGCTTCAATCATCATCTGTGTTTCCACAATCTTTTCTACATCAACGCTTTCATCAACAATATTATCTACAAAGTGTCCATCATGATCCAATGATGAAAAAAAGAGCAAGTGGTTTTTCTTGTCCACCTGCTCTAAATACTTTTCGTGTTCTTTTTCTCGCCAGTAGACTT